CCGGCACTGGGCCGGGAAACAGTCATCTTTCGATGGGGAACAAAATGAGTACACCTATAGTTTTGCCGTTACAAAAGTTTGTTTCAGCAACATCCGATTTGTCCGTATACTCTAAGAGAATATGGCCGCCTACGGGTGCAATTTATGCTGGTCAGGCTGCCACGTACACTTTACCAGGTTATGGTATCGATGCGCGTGCAGTCTACTTTAACAGAACGAAGAATTTTCGTCCTGGGCAATTTAAGGTGAATCCTTTTGATCTGAGGGTCTTAACCTGTAAGGGGACTAAAGCCACAATTTGGCTAAAGGAACCTTTTAGCGGACCCTGGGTAGATCAAGTTCTCGTGGATGGCCACATATCCTCCATTATCAGAGGGTACAAACCATCCATTACTCTTGATCAGATAGCGCAGAATGATAATTATGCGCTACCGGTACTCACTTCAGCAGCAGCAAAAGTTGCAGCAGCAGAAGCAGATGTAGCACTAATGATAGCAGAAGCAGGACAAACTCTGTCATTGTTAGTCTCCCCTATTGCAGGATTCCGTAAACTTTGGCATAAATTTAACCAAGGCGGACCGGCTACTGCAAAGTTTCGAATTAAGTATCTCACAGAAAAATGGCTTGAGTACCGATATGGCATAATGCCATTAATTTCGGACATACACTCAGTCATAGATACTTATAACAATAAGTTTACGAACAAAAGTTCGGAGCTTAAAAGTACGAAACATCGAGAATGGATCAGTGATACTAGATCCGTAACGAATGAAGCAACCTATATCGGAGCGTTTTCAAATTGGTATGCAAAACACCAGAGGTCTACTGAAGTAAAATATTCAGTGTCCTCACACGTGTATTATACAAACCATATTTACGAACGTCGTCTTGGTCTAGGTCTTGAGAGTCTGCCTGGTTTAATCTGGGAATTGATTCCGTATTCATTTGTTGTTGACTGGGTACTTGGAGTTGGCGACTGGCTTGCGGCAATTGTGCCAAAGCCTGGAATCACCATACTGGGTAACACAGTCTGTTATAAACGTGTCTCAACTGAGACTACGTTTGTTAATAAGATTAGTAGTTATTCAGATTTTCGTTGGTGGGTGCCATGTTTCTCTACACACACACAGGAAACTGATCAAGTGTTGAGAATCACCAATACTCTCCTGCCTGCATATCCGCAGGTAAACATAGGGTGGATGAACCTCAAAAGGTACATCGATTCCTTCTCATTAATTTGGCAAAACTTGCCTAAACGAACGAGGTAGAAAAATGCCCCTGCAAACCGCAAGCATTCTCAATGGCGCGACAATCTCCGCCACCGGTGGGACTTCAGTGACTTTGTCACCTGATGGACAGCAAGTCGTAAATGGTGTGCATCTTATCGATGCTTCCGTGACGGATTACCGTACACGACCAAATGTGACTGCTCGAACCCGCAATCCCGCTTTACAAAGCGACGGGTATTATGGAAAGGGTCGTCGTTCGATGACCATTACCATGCCGAAAGTCTTGGCGAACGGAAAACAGGGTTTTCCTTGTTTCCGCCTTGAACTCGAGGATTTCCCGGAAATGACGCAGGCCGAGATTGACAAATTGAAAATCTGGGCTGCACAGTGTATCGTGGATGCTGACTTTACTGCATTCTGGTACACAGGATCCCTCAGCTAACCTAACCCAATTGGGGTAATTTAACTTCGGAGACCTCCATGTTAAATGTTGAAAGAAAACCTTCTTTCGATACTGACGTCCTTATGAAGGGCGTCTTTAAGTGGTTAGTTCGTGACTTTAGAACAAACCTCCAGATGGACTTTTACGCCGCGGAGGAAAACGCCTTTGATAGGTGTATTTCCGATTTCCGTAGCCAACCCCAAAAGGGTTATTATCTTTCGCCCATTTATTATTTTAAGGCGAAGTACCAAATGGAGAATTTGTTCAAAAGGTATCGTTTTGCATCTGATGTTTACACCGATCAAGACCTTGAAGAAATAACAAATAAGAAATTTCTTCAGACTCAGGTTCGGATAGCTTCCAAAGGGGAGCTCTCATTCCGTGCTTTCCACGTTATACGTGGCGCGCGCCGTATCATTCGAGGAATCCTCGGTGAATGGTCTGAGAATGAGCATCATGAAAGATGTAAATTTGGGAAACGTGCGTCTGTGGGTTGCCCAGCAGGTGAGTCTTACTTAGATCACCGTCTTGCCGGCCCGATTTCAGGCTCCGTTAACCACATTTCATGGTTTCAGGATCATGTCACACAGGATATAATCCTGGGTGATGCGTTAAAGATGTGCTCAAAGTCTGAGCCTTCGTACGTAAAATGTGACGAACTGACCTTGACGAATGTTCCAAAGAGTTACAAATCTTTGAGGTCCATAATGCCAAATACGACCATTGGTAGTTTTTATACTTATGGTTTAGGCAAAATGATCGAAAAGCGTTTGTCAAAGTGTGGCTTGCATATACCTGTGCTTCAACAGAAGCATCGGGACTTAATCAAGCGGTACTCACGTACCCGGTCTCATGTGACAGCTGATCTTAGTGCTGCATCTGATTCCTTCACTGTGGAGTTGATAAACCGTTTAATTCCCAGACCATGGTTTAAGAAATTAAATTATGGTCGTATCAAAAAGGTTAAAATTCAAGAGAAACTTTTTCATCTTGAGTCCTTTATGACGATGGGTATTGGTTTCACCTTTCAGCTTCAGACTCTTTGCTTCTATGCTCTACTCAAGAGCATACAGGAACTCTCAGGGTGTGTAGGCAAAATCTCCGTTTATGGCGATGATCTTATATATCCAAAAAGGATGCATAATTATGTCAAAGCTATTTTCGAAGATATTGGCTTCATTCTCAACACTGATAAGACCTTCGTCTTTGAGGAGTTTCGAGAGAGCTGCGGCAGCGATTGCTACTGCGGCGTTGATGTCAGACCCTTCCAACCGGAAGGCTCCCATCAGCTCTTGCCCCCACGGTTGTACAGTACTTTACTGTACAAAACGATTAATGGCCTTTTACTTAGGTGGAATGAAGAAGAGATTCCGGGTACATTGGAATTTCTTTATTCTGAGGTTCTGCGGGTTAGCCCGCAAATCTTACAGGTTCCTCCTTCGTTTCCTGATTATTCAGGAGTAAAAGTTCATGAACCCAAAACGCATCACAATACGTTTTGGTCGCCGATTTCTTATAATGAGAATCGGTCGATTAGGTTCGATTTCCTTAAGTTGCATCCTAGGGATCGGTTTGTTGAAAAACAGATCGCATACTACTGGGACGCAATGCGTTCAGCCTCCGATATGTCAGACGAGTGTCCGAGTACGGAGATCGCTGGCGAGTATCTTGACAGATTCCTTGGAATCTGGAGCTCCTTGCCAAATACGATTTCCCAAAAGCACTTCGACGATGTGTCTGAATCTCGATCGATGAGGTGGATCCGCGATAAGCGGTATCCGAAACCTTTCCGTTCTAAGATATCAGGCGTCCGCTTACGGAAACTTCGTGCCGTTGTAGCTGAAAAGCAGGTGCAAGAGTCCTTCATTCGTCAAACGAGTTCGGTACCCGCCTGGACTTGAAGAGAAAGAACTAACAACTCTTTCTAACCACCCAAAAGGTGAACTCCCA